ATAGAAATGAAAAAATAACTTGCTATCTCATATATATTAGTGTAGTATTTTAAATGTAATCTAATTTTTACAACACCCATGAAAAATTCAAACAAAATTGATTCTTTAGTTTCATTTACTGAAACAGATTTAAGAGTGGATCGTCCTTATCAATCTGAAAATTTTACAAGGACTAATCTAGGTTATCAACGTCAGGGTAATGAAAGTCTAATTTCTACACCATTTAATAGAAATGATGATTTAAAGACTATTTTATTTAAAACTAATGTTTTGAATGATCCCGAACTTAAACCAACATTTACAAAAGTAAATGACATTTCCTATGAATGTCCTAATACTCAAGCAGTGTTTTCAAATAGGTTAGGTAAGGTTCTTTCTACAGTATCTAACACATATGAATTAGTTAAGCATGATGTAATTTACGATGCTATCGAACCTAATTTAAATTTCTTAGAAGTAGAGCATATTATCCCTATGAATAATACAGCTAGGGTTTTCATTATATGTGCTATTAAAAATAGTGATATGGAAGTGTCTCAAGATGATTCTATTCGTAGACGCATGATTTTTGTGAATAGTATGGACGGTAGTTATAGCTTCAAAGTTATTCAATCGGACGTTCGGTTATGGTGCTTCAATCAAATGGGCTCTATACAGAATAGTCAGAATAAAATGGTATTTAAGCACTCTGCTGGTGTTAATAAGTATCTTGAAAAGCTTCCTGAGTTCCTGAAGTATCAACGTCAAGATTTAGCTAATTCTATCGAAGAATTTAAAGCTATGAAGAATACAGTATGCTCAGATACCTTACTTAAAGAATTATTCTTACATTCATTCCAAGATAAATTAATAGGTCAGGTAACAGATAAAGAAACAAAAGAAAAGAGAGATAAAAAATTCTCTGATATTCAAAAGGAATGGACCGCAGTGCAACTAAACTTTCAAAATGAAGTTAGGCATGAAAACAGTAAAAAAGGCCCTAATCTATTTAATGCCTTTAATGCCATAACAGAGTATGAAACACACTCTGAGAGTAGTAGAGTTGATTCTACAGAGTCAGCCCGCATCAGGTTTGAATCGCTCATAAGAGGTAGATGTGCAGATAGAATCCAAAAAGCTAGAAAACAGTGCTTAAAGCTAACTACAGTCTAAAAAACCACTCAAATTTCCATTCATAATTATTATTATCGCTGACTTAGCAACTCAGCGTTTTTTTTTTTTTTTTTTTTTTTTTTTTTTTTTTTTTTTTTTTTTTTTTTTTTTTTTCTATCAGGTAATGAGACTCAGATAAGACCAAGTGAGAATCCAATAATTTAATAGAGCTTAAGGTATAAATACACGTTTAAAAAATGTAATCATATCAATAAATTTATTTGATTTATTACTTGTTAGATACTACAATAGAAAGGTAGTTAACCACATTTATTACTATGAAAACCCCAAGAACATTAAAGGATTTTAAAAATGATCCTAGAGTTGAATTTGTATCTGTTGAGCAAAATAATTATCCAAAAAATGATTATTGGATTTATTTGAAATTTCCTTATATCTCATCAAATATGGAAACTACTTCAATCCACGAAGAATCAATTAAAGATACTATTGAAGAATTTAAAAATATTTCTATTAATTATGCTTTTTATATTGCAGATTATTCTAGACCAAAAGCACCAGAAGAAAAAATTAATCCTAATGGACAACTAGAAATCCCATTTGAAAAAATGGAATATGAAGAAAAATTGAGAGATTATGAGTTCAAAGTAAATGAATTATGGAACGAATGTATGGAACATTGTATAAAACATAATCAAAAAGATTTAGATTTATTATGGCAAATTAGAGCGAACTATAAAAATATTCCTGACTATGTTCCTAATTGGAGAGCTTCCGAATATAAAACAGAATCTCAAAGACTAGACCTAATTTAAATTAGATCAGGAACTAAAAAATTAAAGCTAGATTTTTATTAGTCTAGCTTTTTTTAATGTTTGATTTTTGAATGATTTTAAATCTGTTAATGTAGTATTGCATAGATAAGTTTTTAAAATTGTAGGATTCTTACTTGTTTAAATTTCTTAGTCATACTAATTGTTTATGTGTCTTATTATGTGAGATTACAGAGAAAAAATAAGGATTTTTAGGTTTTTTAGTGGTTATTATTGTATTAAATTATATTTGTTATATGGTGTAAAAAATGGTAAAATAGAAAGGTAAACCAACCTTATTTACATCATGGGAAAAACTATTGAAACTTACTCAACAACTAGAGGACATAGCAAACTCTACAAAACAGAAAGAAGACTACTTGAAGAGCAAATCGAACAAGAAAAACAAATGCTTCAAACTTATCTATTAGTTTTTAGATTTATTAAAAAAATAGACGGATTAAAACTAGGAGATAAAGGAAGGGAAAAAGCTTACGAGATAGCCCAACAAATGGGCTTGAATTTTTATTTTCGAGGTTATTCTAATAACTACGAATCTACAAATTATATTTATACAAAAGAGAGAACTTGGAAAAATTGGAACTATATGTTCGAACCTGTAAAAGATTTATCTGTTGATATTGGATATGGCAGAAAGGCAATTAAAATTGATTACAAAAAAATATGCGAAGAGCAATTTTACAAATGTGTAACTGTTTTTAGAAAATCAATTAGTGCAATGCAATCAGCATTAAAAACTAATAAACCTGAAATTATTGACAACATGGAAACACAAGTTAAAGAGCTTCAGGAACAAATCGACAAGAACAAAGCAAGTATCCGAGGTAATTAATTATGAGACAATCCCCGAACGGTTACGAATTAACCAAATATATTAATTCAGGAAATCCAATGAATGACACTTTAGTTAAAAACTGGATAGCTTCATTGCCTGACTGTTTCACTCTGGACTTTGCGAAGGACTGCAGCAGGAACGGAAACCCAAACCAATATAAAATTATTATCACAAAAAATTAACTTATTTTTATTCTCTTAACCGTATCACTAGCCATGAACAACCCAAACAACCTAAACCGCATTAAAATTTACAGCCCACGCACCCACCGATCAAACCGCACCAGACTCAATGCAACGGTTTTTGCTATCTCACTTGTTTCCATTCTGTGGGCCTGCTATCTCACAGACAAAAGTTTTAAAAAATGTCTAGCAGCTCAAACCTACACAGCGACAGAATGTGAAAAGCTTCACTTAGGTTAAATCACTTCAGGAACTAACCCGCACGAGCTCCTAAAAACTAGGAGCTTTTTTATTGCCCTTAATTATTCCATGCTATCCCGTAGAATTTTTCCCACAATTTTTTCCACAACCTACCCCATAGGGCAGTGTTGCAAAATTTTTTTACGGCTGTATTAGACCCCTGAACCTGCTGATAAATCTAAGCATAAGCGATAAATGTACTACAATATAATAATACTACAATATTACTTTAGTGTCAACTGTTTTTCTTAGGTTCTACTGAAATTGATAGCTGTGGAGTGTTTAAATTGATGTTCTCTACACTCTCCCCTACTACTTTACCAAGAGAATCTAGTATCTGAGCAGCCGTTTGCAACTGTCCTTTCCTAACAGCCTGTTCAAAAAGCCTCATTCTCATTCCCTGGAGTCGTGAAATCATCTTTTCTCTATCCTTCTCCCAATCTTCATCGTTCCATTCCTTTACCTTTCTCCAATCACTCCATGCAGTTTCAATACCAATTTGTTCCCTGGATGCGTGTTCCAGTACAAGTTGTCTTGTAGTTTTACCTGTTAACTGTCTTGAGTATAGTTTTTGCCTTCTAGCTTCTATCACTGCATCAGGTTGTCTTTTTCCACATACTCTTCCATCTTTACGAGCTCGCTCAGATGTAAATTGACCATTTGAATTACGAAGAACAGAATCAGCCACGG